GAGAGCCTGCCCGTGACGCGCACGCAATCTCAAAAATCGACACCGGGGAGGGGTATCCCAAACCGGACATATCGGGAGGTCGGCGCGTGGGGAACCCGCGAGGTCGACCTCGGAAGCCTGTCGAGCAGAAGGCGCGCACCGGCCGCGGCAGCAACACGGACGCCGGCGGCCGGAAGCTGCCTGAACCGGTCGTCCTACTCCCCGCGGTGCGCTCGGACCTGTCGAATATTCCGGAGCTTCCGTTCGGCCTCGAGGATCACGGCCGGCGCATGTGGCTCGACACATGGGGTTACGCGGCGCCGTGGCTGACGCCGGCGCTCGACTCGCCGCTCGTCGCTCAGGCGGCGCGGCTGTACGACGAAGTGATCGAACTCCGCGAGGATATTGCGTCCCGCGGCCGGCTGTTACGTGAGCCGATCGTCACACCGACCGGTGAGCTTGTCCGCGATGGTGACGGCGATCTGATTTTCAAGGTGACGCCGAATCCTGCGGTGAAGATGCTTCGCGACGCGGAGAAGGAACTTCGCGCGACGTTGATCGACCTGGCGATTCCGCCGGCCGCTCGAGCGCGTCTCGGGCTGGCGCAAGTGAAAGCCGAATCGGCTCTCGACAAGCTCCTCGCGCGTCGCGCGGAGCGTTCTTTCTGAAGGGGTGACTTGTGGCGCTACCTGCGAACTTGACGGTCGTCACGGTCACCGGCACCTATTTGGACACGACCGGCACTCCTATGTCGGGGACGGTGTCGTTCAAGCCTCAGTCGAACACGATCACGGACGCCGCTGTGAAGACGGTTCTCGTCGCCGCGGCGCAGACCGTGACGCTCGACGCCGGCGGCGCTTTCTCTGCCGACTTGATCGCGTCGAACGATCCGGACGCCGATACGTTCGTGTGGAAAGCGACTTTCGCACTGGTGAGCACGAACGGCGCGGCGAAGAATGACTCGCTGACGTTCGCTTTGCCGTATGACGGTGGGTCGCTCGACTTGACGACGGTTCAGCCGGCGCTCGTTCCGCCGGTGACGCAGAACTACGTCGTCTCCGTGAACGGTCAGTCTGGCGTTGTGACGATCCCGACCGGTGGGACTGGCGCGGTTTCTACGGTGAACGGGAAGTCGCCGAACGGGTCGGGGAACGTTCAGCTCACGGCGTCGGACGTCGGCGCCGATGCGGCGGGCGCTGCGGCTTCCGTGCAGGCGGGCCTCGGCACGGCCGCGTCGCACGCTGCGACCGATTTTGATGCGGCGGGCGCGGCGAGCGCAGCTCAGGGTGCGTCGCTGCAGAAGTCGGCGAACCTGTCGGACGTTGTGAGCGCTGCGACGGCTCGGACGAATCTCGGGCTCGGCACGGCTGCGACGCATGCGGCGACTGACTTCGCGTCTGCGACGTCGGCGGTTGTCGCCGGTAGCGGAACGACGTTCAAGCAGTTCGTGGCACCGGTGTCCGGTGGGCAGCCGGCCGGTATGGCGAACGGCGACGTTTGGATCGGCTACTGATGACTTCGCCGGTCCAGACTGCGTTTGGTTTGCGATCGTCGGGCGGTTCTAACCTGTCCGTAGCGGCGACGCTTTCGGCGCCGTCGACTGCGGGTAACACTCTCGTCGCGACGGCTGTTACGTATAGCTCGAACGGCTTCGCCACTAGTGACACGCTGACGGATAACGCGGGCAACGCTTGGACTCAGGCGATTGTCGGTACGGACACGCAGTCTTATGCGGTTTGGATTTGCTCGGGCGCTAAGGCTGCGTCGACGTTCACGCTTACTACGGCTAACGCAGACACGGCGATATTTCGGGTAACCGAATGGCCGGGCGCCTTGCAGATTCCTTCTACGCCTTCGACCGCACAAGCCGAAGGGCACTATAACGGGGGTTCCACGACGCCGGGTGAGCCGGGCGTCGTCGCGGTTGCGGCTGGATCGGTCATTGTCTCGGAGGTTGTTGCCCACTCGGGTACTGTGCCGACGCTCGCGTCGTCTGACTTCACGCTAGTTGGGACAGCTGTTCAAACTAGCGGTTCGCTCATGTCTGAAGGGCAGGCGTACAAGGTCGAGCCTACGGCTGGCGCGACCGATACGCCGTCGTGGACGTTTCAGGCTTTCAAGGACGAGAACTTCCTCGTTTTCCAGCTCGTGCCGGCCGGGGGCGGTTCGACGCGAAACCTGAAGGTCATGTCGGGCGGTTCGCCCGTCGCCGCATCCAACGTGCAGGTCATGGTGGGCGGCGTACTCGTCCAGGCGCAGTTCGTGAAGGTCATGATCGGGGGCGCGCTCGTCACGTCTTGGACACCGTAAAGGGGTGAGCAGTGGAGGCCGTACCGCATTGGCCTCCGCTGTATTTGACGCCGGTCGACGAGGCTGATCTCGCCGCGGGCGACGGCGACGACGTCTGTGATCTGATCGAGACGCTTTGCACGGTGTCGAAGGATGGTTTCGCGGGCGCCGCGGGTGCGAATATTGTCGTCCGGCGGTGGCAGCGGATGCTTATCCGGCATCTGTTCGCCCGGTACGCGTCGGGTCCGAAGAAGGGGCGCCGGCGGTTCCGGCTGGCGCTCATCGGTATGCCGCGGAAGAACGGCAAGTCCGGTATTGCGTCCGGTTTCGCGCTCGACGGTCTCCTGACGGAAGGTCGCGGCGCCGAGATTTACTCCGCGGCGGCCGAAAAAGAGCAGGCGAAGATCGTCTTCGGCGAGGTTAAGCGGACCGTCGAGGCGTCGCCGGAGTTGCTCGAGCATTGCCGGCCGATGCGTGACGTGATCGAAGTTCCGGCCACGAACAGCATCTACCGCGCACTTTCCGCGGAGGCTTACTCGAAAGAGGGCCTCAACATTTCGCGGGCGATCATCGACGAGCTACATGCGCACCCTACGCGCGAGCTTTTCGACGTGCTGAACCTCGCCACGGGTGCCCGTAAGGACCCGATGGTGATCGCGATCACAACCGCTGGCGTCAAGACAGACACGACCGGGCAAAACTCGGTGTGTTACGAGCTTTATCTGCACGGGATACGCGTCGCAACGGGCGAGGTTGACGACCCGTCGTTCTTTTTTGCATGGTGGGGCGCTCCTGAAGGCGCCGACCATACCGACCCGGCCGTTTGGGAAGGCTCGAATCCCGGTTACGGGGACCTGATCGACCCTGAGGATTTTGCGGCGGCGGTGAAACGGACGCCGGAGAACGAGTTCCGCACGAAGCGGCTGAATCAGTGGGTGTCGTCCGCTCAAGCATGGTTCCCGGCGGGTGTTTGGGAACGTCTCGCCGACGTCGGCCGGCAGCTCGAGCCGGGTGAGCGTGTCGTTCTCGGTTTCGACGGCTCGAGGAACGGTGACACGACGGCGCTCGTCGCCGTCACGGTCGAACCGAAGCCTCACGTCGTCACCTTGGGCTGTTGGGAACGGCCGTTCGACGCCGCGGCTGACTGGCAAGTGCCACGGGCTGAGGTTCTCGAGCTTATGCGTGAGTCGTGCCTGCAGTACGACGTCGTTTCGATCGCCGTCGACTCTTACCTGTGGCAGACGGAGATGGCGGACCTCGAGTTAGAGGGTCTACCGATTGTGTCTGTGCCGCAAACAGCGGAACGCATGGTTCCGGCGACGCAGCGGTTCTACGAAATGGCGATGGATGGCGGTTTGACGCATGACGGGAATCCGACGATGGCGCGTCACATCGGTAACGCGGTGCTTCGGACGACGCAACGCGGCGCGCAACTGGCGAAGGAATCGAAAGGTTCCCCGCGGAAGATCGACCTCGCTGTCGCGGCTGTGATTGCGGTCGACGAGGCGGCAAACGACGACGGAGAGGTTAACCTGTGGTGAAGAAGCTACGCGATGCGGCCGCGAAGGTCGCGGCTCGTGTCACGCGTGACGCTGTCCGCGGGGTTGGGCTTCTCGTCGTCGAGTTGGCCGGCTCCGCGTCGGTTCTAAAGGGCATCGCGCACTATTCGCACCCGGCGGCGTTCATTGTCGGTGGCATCGGCGCGATTTTCGCCGTCGAGCGGTCACCGGCAGCGGCCAGTGACGTCGCGAAGAAGCTCGAGACGGCTATTCGTGAGCGGCTCTCGTGAGCCGGCTATTCGGAGGCTTCGAACGCCGCACGAATCCGCTCGAGAATCCCGGCATTCCGCTGTCGTCCGTTGGGCTGTTGGATTGGCTCGGCGGCACACCGACGGACGCCGGTGTTTCCGTGTCGGAAGACAGCGCGTTCGGCTTCTCCGCGTACTGGCGGGCCGTTTCGCTCCTGTCGGGCCTCGTCGCCGGTCTCCCGTTGCGGTGCTACCGGTATAAGGACCGATCCGAGGTCCGGCCGCGGGTGCTGCAGCTCGGGAACCCGAACGCGCTTCAGACGCCGTTCGAGTTGTGGGAAACCGTGATGGTTCATCTCACGACGTGGGGCAACGCGTACGTCCAGAAGATACGCAACGAGGGCGGGACGATCGCAGCTCTGCGGCCGATCCATCCGAGCCGCGTTAACCCGACTTGGGTCGACGGGACGGACGTCGTCGGCGCATCGGCGAAGGTGTTCGAGGTTACGCACGATAGCGGCCACGTTTCGCCGTACACGACTCGCGAGATCATGCACGTACCTGGCTTGTCCTATGACGGGCTCGTCGGCTTGTCGCCGGTTGCGAAGATGCGGCAGACGCTCGGTATCGGCATGGCGGCTGACAAGCTCGCGGGGAAGCTGTTCGGTAACGGGACGATGCTCTCCGGCATTCTGACGACCGACCGTGTGCTGAAGCAAGATCAGGCGGACGCGCTCAAACAGCGTTGGCGTGAGAAAGTCGCCGGGCTGAACCACGGTCACGATATCGCGGTGCTCGACGCCGGAACGAAGTTCACGCCGGTATCAATGCCACCCGAGGATGCGCAGTTTTTGCAAACCCGGCGGTGGCTTT